GGTCCCTATCCGGAAAGGTTGAAAATTACTTTACATGGTTGAAACAGATAAAGGACGAGGACTGGGAGGTCTTAGTTAATAAGATGCGACTCTTTAATATACCAACATCAACTTTCATTCTAGCGGAGAAGCTTGTGTCGAAGGTCCGCATGATGAAGGAAAGAGGAAACGTTATTCAAATAGGAATGAAATGGGCACATGGGGGAGTAGATGAACTGGCAAAGATATTGCGAGTGAATTTTTTAAATCACTACAAGAAAATAATAGTAGAAGGGGATTTGAAAAATATGGATCAAACAGTTCACTCGTACTTTGTAAAGCTTTATATGGATATGATGCTAGTTCACGAAACCCCAGGATCACTAGATTATGCAATGAAGGAAAAGCTCCTGCAATACATTGTTCCTCGTATAGTACAGAGATTAACGAGACTTTATTCCGATGTATGGGTGGTTCAATACGGAGGTGTGCTTTCGGGGTGTTTTAATACCTCACATATGGATTCTTGGATAATGGGTCTTTACTTCTACTTGTTCTGTGTCATGCAACTAGAGTCAGCTCCAGATCAGGATAAAGTTGACTTAGAAGAACTGATAGAGCAGGTGATTATTATAGTATATGGTGATGATCACCTCTATAATAAAGGGGATACGAGAGTGTCTCATTATTTAAGCGGGTTCAATTTTCAAATGCACCTAAAGCAAACATGGGATGTTGATCTAAAGGATATTTATGATGGTCTTCCTTTTTTGTCAGTAGTTGACAAAGGTAGGATAAAGAAGAGAGGCGCTTGTTTCTTGAAGCAGTTCTTTATACCCAATCCTTATGTGAAGAGCCATGAAAATCAGCCTCAGTACTTGCCCTTTAGAGAAGTAAATGAATTCATGGCACGAGCAGCATATGGGAGAGAATCGGCATCGAGGAGCGATAAGGAATTTTTGTTAGCAGTGGTAGGACATGCGTACGGAACTTATGGGTCTAATCAAATAGCGTACGAGCTGTTGAGAGAAGCCTATGTATATGCATCTGCCACTTTAAAGCTTACATTAGATCAAATACCTGAAATTCGAACTTTATACGAGCAAAAGTCCATGAGAAAGATTCGTCAACAAGGAATAACTATAGAGCAGCTCCTGATGGGGTTTCCTACGATGGAGACTTTAATTAAGCATAATGAATTGTGCCCAGGATACCACGATACAAGAAAAACTGAATTTTTAGATGGTTATAATCCTGATTTACCTGAAGAATGGTGAAGTTGTT